GCTGCTGGCACCGTTCCCGGCTTCCATCTGCATCCCCCACATGAATCCCGTGCCCGTGACGGTTCCGGCACCACCGGGATAAACCAACAGCGCACCATACGAACTAGAACGGAACACCTGAACCCGTGTCCATTGGGTGGTGGACAGGCCGGTGATCGACCAAAGACCCCCGACCTGTTGCGTAACGGATCCGGGTCCGCTGATGATGCTGCAAGTGCTGTCTGCGTTGTTGCCCCACGTTGTTCCACCCGACGAATCAAACGCACCAACGGAGAAAGTCGTAAGGCTTCCTGCACGGAGCCAAAGGCTCACCGTCCGATTCGTTGCGTTTGCAATTCCTTGGGCAACCGATGCCGAGGAGCCGCCGGTAACGGTGATTTGCTTTGCCGTATTGGTCCCATCAGGAGCCGTTGCGTACGTCGTGCCATCCCATGTGATTTGGGCTGGCTTCGACCACGGCGATACGGTCCAGTCAGCAGACTGCTGCAACAGGTTCGTCGCCGTCCCCTCGAGAAGCAGGCCACGTGCCGATCCGCCCGTGTAGTCGAAGCGTGGCTCGTTCGTCGTTGCCGTCGCGACGATGCCGCTCGCGTTGATGTACGTCCTCGCGGTGGTCGTGGCATTGGTGAACGTGAAGCCAGCGTTCGCGAGTTGCCCGCCGTTCGTCATCGAGGTGAAATCGACGTTGAGCGTCGCGCTGTCGCCGATCATCGCCCGCCGCATCATTGAGCCCATCATGGGATTGCCTCCGCCGTGAATCGCACCGGGACGGTCGCGATATGCAGGTTCTCGCTGTTCGCCGTCGGGTCCGCGTACAGGATCAAGCTCCCCCACGACGCCTTGGTGATCGCGCCCGTCTGGGAAGCCGTGAATATGACTTGGGCCGTGCCGCCCGCCTGGCTGATGACGCTGAACGATGCGGCGCTGATGGAAGCCGAGCCGACCGTGATCACGGCCCGCGGGGTGTATCCGCTCCAATTGAAGTTCTGCCCGGTGTCCGCGTTGTGGACATGGAACGAGACTTCGTGGTTCTCGCCTCTGGCGATCACCTGTTCTGGGAGCGGGGTTGCAAGATCAAGGTTTGGCATCAGACTCCTTCCTCCTGCGGTTCGCAGCGCAACGGATTCGGACGGTCGAAGAACGGATAGATGGCACCGGAACGGTCGTAGACGATGAACATGAGCACCTCGGCGCTCAAGTTCGTGGTCGGCCATGCCGTACCGTTCCAGATGCTCCCGACGGGGCCAATCGTCGCAGGGGGATTGGTCAGGTCGTTTCCGTCGGCGAGCGCGATGGTGTTGTATTGCTCTCGGAGGTTGTAGACGGGATTCAGCAGGAACCGCTCGTCGGCGGCCGGGGTGATGCTTGTGGCTCCCGTCGGCGAGAGCGGGATCCACGTTTCGACCGAATACGACCACTCGTTGACGCCGATCAACGTCGCGTCCTTCAGCTTGACCAAGCCGTGAGAGATGATCTGCGGCCGGACAAGTTGCGAGGTCGCCCATTGAATGCCTTGGGCGTTGTCGACCGCCATCTCCGAACCGTTTGTCCATTGGTTCGCCACGACCCGGTTGGCCGAGCCGAACAGTCCTTGCGCGAAGACGGGACGGTGGAACGTCATACGTACGGCGGACCCGACTTGGTGAACTGCTCCTTCGTCGGGGTGAGAAAGGCGTTGTTGAAGTCGATCTTTGTCGGGTATTCCTGATAGAAGCCGACCTTGTCAGTCTGGAGGATCATCTGACCCGCGAGCGTCGCGCCGGGCTTCAGAACTGGCGCACCCGTCGCGTTGACAATGGGAACTTGCACCAGGTGGAACATCTCGTCGTAGATGAACGTGACGGACACCCGCCACCACTCATTGTCGAGCGTCGCCGTCGCGCCGGTGCAGAGCACCGTGCCAATCGGCCACCCGAGGAACGTGGCCGAATTGCGCTTGTTGATGTATCCGTAGAGCGCCGTCCAGCTCGGATCGTCGGCCGTCGTGGCACCTGAGCCCGTCGGCGTCCGGTCTTGCAGGAACTCAATTTGGATATGCTGTTGGGCGACCGAGCGCGTCTGCGGGTTGCCGTTGGTGTCCACCTTGGTCCCGCCGATGTCGACCACCGAGGTCGGCCACGTTACGTCGCCGTTCGATGGCATCGTCGGGCTCAGCCGATAGAACGCCGCCTTCCGCGAACTCGTGGTCCGAGTCTGCTTGACGTATTCGGCACCCCAAGTGTCATCGTCGCGCCACCCGTAGTGGTAGGTGGAGAACTGTGCACGCACGTCCCATGCGTACTGGCGTTCCCGGAGCGGCGTCACCGTCACGCTGCGGCAGATGAACTCCTTGAGGTATCCATTGGTGCCGGACACGGCCGATGGAATGCGTGTCTGCGGCCGCACGGGGATCGCCGTTCCGAGCTCGAGCAGGATGTCCTCCTCCGTCGGAGGCGTTTCCCCGCCGACCGACGGAGGCGTCCAGACCACCCGGTAGTGCAGCTCGAGCGTGTTCTCGCCCCATCGGTCGGTGAACCGCCATTGACGGCTCTCCGGGATTTCGATGACGGAAAACGTCGGCATCAGGTTCCTCCCAACTTTCGCTCCATCGACTCCAGGGCGCGCGTTTGCCGCTCCATCAGCCCCGCCTCGTCGTAGAACATTCCCCGGGCGCTGCCGCCCTGCGAGAAGCCTTCACCGCTCAGGAACTGCGGCATACCGGCTGCCTCGAAGGCCGCCTGCGTCATGGTCCGGTTTGATTCCGGGTTGCCGACGTTGGCGAGGAACTGGTCGAGCACGGCGCCGCCGACCGCCTTGGTGGTTTCAAGGAGGCTCGAAAAGAACGCGCTGCCAGCCGCGATGTCCGGGGCCATCGTTTCCTCGCGGCGCATCCTTTCCTCCAGGCGCATTTGCTGCTCACGCACCTGTGCGGCGGCACCGGCGCCGAACAGGCTCCCCGTCCGCTGCTCGGCCACGATCTTTGCTGCGTTGAGGTCGGCCTTCGCGTCGATGGCCTCCGGGCTGTACTTAAATGCCGCCGCGTTCAGCTCCTCAATGCGCCCGGTGATCACCCCAAGCACCGATTGCAGCACCGAGAAGCCCGCCTGGGCGACGCTGATGGACGCCGACAGCGAGGTCGCCGTGGCCGTCGTGGCCGCCGAGCGGTTCATGCGTTGCAGCTCGCGGTTGGTCGCGGCAACGCCGCGGACCACGCCGCTGGTGTCCATGTCCACCTGAATCGTGGATTTCAGGCTGCGGTCAGCCATGTCCGCCGCCCTTCAGCCAGGGGAACAGCTGCTGCGGACGGCGGCCGGTCAGGGCACAGGCGATGACCCCAAGCAGCCATTCCTGCCGCTCGTCCGTGGTCATTTCCTGCGATGCGATTCCGACGGGCATATTCAGGCGTCCTTCGTGGTCGGCGATTCGCCAGAGGCGTCGCTCGACCCGGCTGTAGGGCGGACGGCGTTGACCTCCGCAAGCACGGCCGCGGCGACATCCGCCCGGATGCGCCCGGCGTCCTGTGCGTTGGTCAGGAACGGCGTTCCGTCGGCGCACGTGACGCAGGCCGTCCACCAGTACGGGTCGAGCGATGCGCGCTGTGCGTCGGCAAGCGTCGGCTCGCGCACGACGAGCTCGCCGAGGTCAGGGATCGTGACCTTCCGGCTCCGGGCCGTGACCTTGGACAAGTCAATCGGCACTTACTGCTCCTCCCACGTCAGCTCCCAGACCGCCGGGCCGGTTCCGTCATCGGACACCGTCGCCCCGGTGATGTGGATGTTGAATGCGTTGGTGCCGGAGCCCCACTCGTCGAAGGACTTGCTCCCCTGGTCGACGTACTTGAGCGTCAGCGACGCAAAGGTCGTTGTGGCGCCTGCAAGGTCGTTCGGGAACAGGTGACTCCGCAGCGCATCGTCCGCCGAACCGTCCTGACGATAGACGGTCAGGGTGCCCGACCGTCGGATGCGACCCGGCAGGCGCTTCTCCCGGTAATCGGAAAGCTGCGTGAAGTCGAGCGATGCTCGCTCGACGTTCATGGTGAACGACCGGACGGGGTAAATGCCGCCGATGGCGGTGACGCCGCTGAACGTGATGATGCCGCCGTATCCCGCAATAAAGGCCATGTCAGACTCCTTGGATCGTGAGGGTGATGGTGCCGACGCGCTCGTCGCCTTCGGAGCCGTCTGCCTGCGATTCGGTACGCATCGTGAAGGACACGCCGACCGGCTTCAAGGTCGCGTAGCTCGCGCCAAGCGCCGTCGGGCTGTCCCAATACGAGATCAGGTCATCGGCCACCTGAATGACGGCCAGCGACGTATCGCCGAAAATCTGCACCTCGACCGTGGCCGTCCATTGCAGCCCGACGGTGGATGCGAGCATCCACGCGCAATCCGCCGAGGTCAGCTCCCACACGACCGCCGGGGTGTCCGACGAAGGACGCCGCATCCCGACCGAGACCGGGCGGGTGGTCGCGTTGTTCAGGTGCTCCTGGACGGCCTTCGCCACCGATTCGAGGGTGATCGGCATCAGGCACCGGACCTTCCGAGCTTCGCGAGCTCCTTGTGCGCCTCGACGAGCGTCTGGTCGGACAGCTGCTGCATGATCCGTGCGAGGGAACTTCGTGCCCACGCGAACGAGATGAAACGCCCGGTGATCTTCCGCTTCGCGTTCTTGTGCCGGAAGCCGTTCTCCAACAGGTGGAAGATGCGCTGCCGCCCACGGGCGAGGGCCGCTGCCTTGGCGCGCTTGCCGTAGCGGACGCCGATCCGGGCCCGGATCGGGGCCGACGGGCCGGAACCGGCACGGCGAACGTCGAGCTCGGTCGCGGCCGAGATCGCCAGCCGGTGCTTCGCGCTCGGGCCGCGGAAACTGGCCCGCAGCCACCGACCGGCGAGCTCCTTGACGTACGGCGACAGGACGCGGCGGGCAGCCCGCTTCCGGACGTTCTCGTTCAGCCTCGGCGGCAGCTTCGCGAGCGCCTGGCGGACGGCCTCGGTCTGCACCCTGATCCGGAGCAGATCGCGCTGCGGCTGCGACTTCAGGAAGCCGAGGCGGATCACAGTACGACCTCCACGGCGACGATCTCGAGGGTCCGCTGCCGTTGATCGCGGTCGGTGCACGACCGGACGTTCAGGTACCGGACGGTCCCGCGGTCGGTCCAGAGCAGCCGGGAACGGGTGCTCACGTTCGGGTGCCAGGCGGCGAGCATCCGGTAGGTCGTTTGGATGGCCGGGCCCCCGTCATCCACCGACTCCGAGGTGTCCATCTGCTCGATGTGCGCCGGCACGGCGGCCACGGACAGCCACGCCTCGGAGTTCTGGCCGAGGGAATCGACCGTGACGGTGGGATTCTGCACCGTCACCATCTGCCGCATCATCCCTCGGGGGACGTGGTTCACCCGATGCCCTTGCCCATCATGGCGGAAATGCGGTCGAAGTAGTCGCTCGACAACGTGAACGTATCGTCGCCTCGCGACTGTACGTGCTGCGTCACACGTTGCAGCAGCATCATTTCGAGCAGCGGGTTCAGCGTGTTCGACCCGGCCGTCAGGCGAAGCGTCGCCGGGTACTCCGCCGAAGGCGTGTCCAGGCTCGCGTAGGTGAGCCCGTTGATCTGTTGGAGATTCAGCGGGAGGTACAAGCCGCCGCCGAGGTCGAGCTCGCACAGCGTCACCGGCTGCCGTTCGAGCCGGATCAACTTCTCCTCGTTGGCAGGCTCCGACGCGACGTACTGGTAGCGCGTGACGGAATCCACGCACCACCCCGTCCGCTCCTCCACCTCCCTGACGGCGGCCTCCCACGCGATTTGGATCGCGGGATCGTCCGCTTCGTGCGGAATCCGTGCCCACGCTCGGAACTTGGCGATGTCGATAGGCATCCGGACTCCGGGGAGCCGGGGGGCCCGGCCGTCGAGCCGGGCCCCCCTGCCGATGGGAGGAGAAGAATCAGGCGTTCGTGACCTGGAGCTGCACCAAGGACTTCACGCGGGTGAAGGCCGAGTTCGCGAACGTCATGCCCTGGAAGATCACGCGGGCGCTGCTCGCCGCCGTGATCTCGTCGCGGATCATGCCGACGCCGCCCCACTCGCGGATCGAGAAGCCCTCGCTGATGTTGCCGAGGACCGCGACCACGTTCTTGCCGGTGCTCGCCGTCGCGACGTGCGCCGGGAGGTACTCGGTGACGTAGACGGGCAGGCCCATCAGGGTGAACGGCGCCGCGTTCTGGAGCACCTGGTAGTCGGAGCTCGGGACGAACAGCGGGACGTTGTTCGCCTTGAGGCCCGCGAGGGCCGCGTAGGCGTCCTGCGGGAGAATCCACGCCGCCGAGCCCCAGTACGCCGCCGGGAGCTTCGTGTAACGCATCTCGGTCAGCTTGTCGAGCGTGATGCCGGCCGTGATCGCGAGGGCACGGGTCGTGCCGGTCGAGGTCGCGGTCGTGATGTTCACGTTTGCGTTGACCGTGAAGATGCCGGTCGGCGCGTTGGTGCCCGAGCCGCCGACGTAGCCCCATTCGAGGTTCTTGGCGAGCTGACGCTGCAGGGCGTCCATGACCTCGGCCTCGACATCGAAGTTTGCCTGGCGGATCAGCTGCTGCGACACCTGCGTCGCAGGCAGGCACGGCACCGGCGAGATCGGCACCTCGGCGAACGCCGGGTCGATGAGGGTGCGGGCCGTCGTGCCCGTATCCGGCTGCGTCCATGCCGACGTGTAGTCGTTGGTCGCCATCGAGTTGTAGCGGAGGGTCGGGTAGCCCTGGACGCCCGTGCGGAGGTCGGCGAGGTTGCGGACCACGGTGTTGGCGTCGAGGTACTTGAGGATGCCGTCCTCGTAGAT